TGGCGTGGATACACTTACAATGAAGAGATGCGTGGAGCTGCCTTAGTACAATTAAGTCAAATTGGATTAAGATTTGATGAATCAAAATCACAAAATCCTTTTGCTTATTATACTGCGGCTATCACAAACTCATTTACTCATGTACTGAATAGTGAAAAGAAAAATCAAAATATTCGTGATGATTTACTGGAAATACACGGACTAAATCCAAGCTGGACCCGGCAAAATGCCGGCAAGAAAAATCAAAATCTTAATTCTGTTGTTACCAATATTGATATTTCTGAATACAATTCTAAAGAATAGCCATATTAGTTGAACACCCAGATGGTAATATGCTACAATACAAAAGTAAAAGCAAATTCACTCGGATTACGGGGCAAGTACCTAAAACTGTAATCGAGAAAACTATAAAAGGAAAATCGCACAATGGCTACAAAGCCTGGGAACAAAAAATAGATGAGTAATTTATTTAAGAAGGCCGCTGTTTGCACAGACGTGCATTGGGGCTTGAAAAGTAATAGTTTAATTCATAATCGCGATTGTGATTCTTTTGTTGATTGGTTTATCAATCAAGCTAAAACTAACAATTGCGACACTGGATTCTTTTTAGGAGACTGGCATAATCACCGTGCTTCTATTAACTTGCAAACCTTACAATTCTCAGTAAAAGCATTAGAAAAACTTTCATCAGCATTTGAAAGTTTTTATTTCATTCCTGGCAATCATGATTTATATTATCGTGATAAAAGAGATATCCACGGAGCTGAATGGGCAAAACATATCCCAAATATTATAGTTGTTAACGATTGGTTTAAACAAGATGATGTTATTATTGCCCCGTGGCTAGTAGGTGAGGATTATAAAAAATTACCCAACATGAATTCAAAATATATGTTTGGGCATTTTGAACTTCCTCATTTTAAAATGAATGCTATGGTAGAAATGCCCGATACTGGTGAACTAAAACTTGATAGTTTTCAAGGTGTAGAAAGTGTATTCAGCGGGCATTTTCATCTTAGACAAAAAAGACAAAATGTAACTTATATAGGTAATTGTTTTCCGCATAATTTTGCCGATGCTGGGGACAGTAATCGCGGAATGATGATACTAGAATGGGGCAAAGAGCCTGTATTTAAATCTTGGGATCAGCAACCTTTATATCATGTAATGAAATTAAGCGAAGCTATCGATCATGGTAGTAAAATTTTTACCCCAAATATGCATGTTCGTGTAGAATTAGACATTGATATTAGTTACGAAGAAGCTAACTTTGTCAAAGAAACTTTTATAAAAGATTATAATTTGCGTGAAATGGCTCTTATTCCTGTCAAGAAAAATAGTGTTGATACAGATCTGGCACCCGGCAATATAAAATTTGAAAGTGTAGATCAAATTGTAACTGATCAAATTACAAACATTGACAGCAAATTCTATGATCCTAAGTTATTATTAAAAATATATCAAAATTTATGATTAAAATTAAAAATTTAACTGTTAAAAATTTCATGAGTGTAGGTAATTCTACTCAGGCTATTAATTTTGATAGAAATGATTTAACTCTTGTATTAGGAGAAAATTTAGACTTAGGCGGGGATGGTAGTAGAAATGGTACTGGTAAAACTACTATTATTAATGCTTTAAGTTATGCTTTATACGGGCAGGCATTAAGCAATATACGTAAAGATAATCTTGTTAACAAGACAAATACCAAAGGTATGTTAATTTCTTTAGATTTTAATATTCACAATACTGATTATCGTATTGAAAGAGGCCGTAAACCTAATGTGTTAAGGTTTTATATTAATAATAAAGAAACTGAGGCAACAGATAACGCTCAAGGTGATAGCAGAGAAACACAAGATGCCATTGAAAATATTCTAGGTATGAGTCATGATATGTTTAAACATATTATGGCATTAAACACATATACAGAACCTTTTTTAAGTTTAAAAGCCAATGATCAACGTACAATTATTGAACAATTGCTGGGTATTACTATGCTCAGTGAACGTGCTGATCGAATTAAAGAATTAAACAAGCTCACAAAAGATGAAATTACAAAAGAAGAATTTAGAATTCGTGCTGTTATAGAAGCTAACAAGCGCATAGAAGAACAAATTGAAAATTTAAAACGTAAACAGACAATGTGGGGCAATAAGCACACGGAAGATATCAACAAACTACAATTTGCGTTAGATGAATTAAAAGAAATTGATATTAACATAGAAATTCAGAAACATAAAGATCATTCAGCATGGGATCAAAGACGCAAAGACTTTAACGATTTATCTTCGGCATTAAGTAGAGCTAAACTTGATCTTCAAAGAGAAGAAAAGTCAGTTGCTAGATTAAAAAAAGACATTGAGACATTAAAATCACACACTTGTCATACTTGTGGGCAACCATTTCATGACAATAAACAAGAAGAAGTATTAGATTCAAAACAAAAAGAATTAAACGAAGCTATAGTAAAATGCCAAGAGCATAATGCCACGGTAGCAGAATTACAAATAGCCATTAATGCTATAGGTGTTCTTGGTAAGCCACCTAAGACATTCTATGATAAAGAAGAGGATGCTATACATCATCGTTCTACTTTAGATAATTTACAAAAACAAATTTTATATAAATCAACTGAGGTAGATCCATACGGTGAGCAGATCGAAGAAATGAGAAGTCAGGCTATTCAAACAGTTGAATATGATAATTTAAATGGATTAACAAGACTGCAAGATCATCAAGATTTTTTACTTAAACTATTAACAAGTAAAGACAGTTTCATTCGTAAAAAAATTATTGAGCAAAACTTATCTTATTTGAACTCGAGATTGACACATTATCTAGATCGTATCGGATTACCACATACCGTTGTATTCCAAAATGATTTAACTGTTAGTATTGAAGAATTGGGAAGAGAGCTTGATTTTGACAATTTGTCAAGGGGCGAACGTAATCGATTAATTTTAAGCATGGCTTGGGCATTTAGAGATGTATTTGAAAGTTTGTACACCCCAATCAATGTATTATTCATTGATGAAATGATTGACAATGGATTAGATACACAAGGCGTAGAAAATGCTTTGTCATTATTAAAACACATGAGTAGAGAAAGACAAAAGTCAATTTGGTTAGTGAGTCACCGAGATGAGCTTGCTGGTCGTGTTGAAAATATTCTTAAGGTCATCAAAACTGGGGGATTCACTGAGTATAATTCTGACGTTGAAATCGCATAAATTACAATGCGTAGGCAAAAGATGATAACTAAGAGTAATGACGTGGCTTTTTGAAAACAAAGAGATAGAAACATTACCCGAAGATATAGTTGGATTTGTCTATTTGATTACAAATAACATTACTGGCAGAAAATATGTAGGTAAAAAATTATCAAAATTTAGTAAGACAACATATAAAACAATTAAGCAAAAAAACGGCATCAAAAAACGTAAAAAAATTAAAAGTAAAATAGATAGTGATTGGCTCGAATATTACGGGTCAAATATAGAACTTAATAAAGACATCGAACAACTAGGCAGCGAAAATTTTACTCGAGAAATACTATACTATTGTAGGTCTAAGGCTGAATGTAGTTATATAGAGGCTCGAGAACAATTCCAAAGAAAAGTACTAGAAACTAATGACTACTATAACGGGCATATACAAGTTCGTGTGCATGGTAGCCACATAATCAACAAAATTTAAACATAAGGCAGCGACAGACTCTGTAGTAGATTGAGATCTACTCCCATTGAGGAACGGTGAGATACCCGGTCCGGATCTTGGGCGTCAAAGATAACTGTTAACTTAAGGCAGCAAATGGTTTGGGCTCTGTGAAAAAGATACACCCCATGCTTATAGGACTTGGATCTATTTCGGGTTACTAAAGTTCCGTTGATATGTGAAGCTTGAGTAGGGGGTACCGGTCAACCGCCTCCGTGTGTAATGCATTCTATACAAAATTGTGTAGTTTTGTATAGAATACGTTACATAATCTCATCAGAAACGAAGTGACTGTGCTACTCGGATAATGCAGAACTTTTCACCCGGCAACGGGTGAATTGTGACCACTTAATCTGGATAATACGGAAAGACAAACATTGATGAACGAAGTGAATCAATAGATCTCGTCAGAGATCTCGAACAATCAGAACTGATCGGGCCAGTCCCTAAAAAGTGCGTGCTGGATGTCACCTGCAACAAACTGATTGAAACTCTTGTGTTTGACTTCGAGTTCACCTTCAAGTGGAGCTACCCGACGGAATGCCGAATCCATCTGACCCATGTCTTGGAACTCCATTAAAATCATCCATTCAGGCATGTCTGCGATGCTGCGGAATCCCATCTTGCAACGAGTGATCCTGTAGCTTTGCATCTTGCCTTCGCCAATCAAATGATCAAAGAAACTTTTCATTCCGTTGACCCAATCGATGTCTGAGATGTCGCCTTGTTTGTTTGCCCAAATTGTGTATAAGTCTGCCATAGTGTTATTCCAAATGTCCTAAA